ATTGATTTAGGTAATGAAAATCTTAAATTGACTAATACTATATTGGCTGGTAAGAAGGCGGAGACAGACGCAGACAAAAAGAAACAAGAAGATAAGATAGCACTTGACGCAGCAAAACTTGAATATGAATTAGCACAAACAGAAACATCATACGAGAGAAAGGTTGAGATATTAGATAAAGAAAATGAATTACTCAAAGAAGATTATGATAAGAAGATAGCGTTAGCGGGTAACGATACTGAAAAGAAGAAGGCGTTAGAATTAGAATATACAAAGAAGAAAGATGAATTAGGTAAGAAGAGGGAAGAGATTGACAACAAGGAATATGAAAATCGTATCGCAATCGCACAAGGTACAGCAAATATGTTGGGTGCGTTGAGTGAATTGGTTGGTAAAGATACATTAGCGGGTAAGGCGTTGGGTATATCTCAGGCGTTGATTAACACATATGTGGGTGCGTCTGAGGCGATTAAACAAAAGTCCACACTACCTTCACCATTAGATGTTATTACCAAAGTAGTAAACGTAGCAACAATCATCGCAACAGGTTTAAAGACTGTACGAGAAATTACAGCGGTACAAGTTCCAACAGTTGATGTACCTGAGGTTAGAATTAGAAAGGCGTTGGGTGGTGTCTTATCAGGACCTACACACGCGATGGGTGGAATAACCACACCATTCGGTGAATTAGAAGGTGGTGAGTATGTTGTCAACAGAACTGCCACACAATTATTCAGACCACAATTAGACCAAATAAATGGTGTGGGAGGTAACGTAGACTACCAACAATCAGGTTTTAATGGTAATATTACTACATCAGGACAACAACCAATAATCAAAACATATGTAGTGGCAAGTGAAATGTCATCACAACAGGAAATGGACAGGGTCATCAAAGACAGGTCTAAAATCTAAATAAAAAATATATATTAGTATGAAAGTAATAGAATTATTAATAGACGATGAAGAAGACTTAGCGGGTGGAAACGCAATCGCCTTAGTTGAACATCCAGCCCACGAGGAAGACTTTTTTCAATTTTCAAAAGACAAAAAGGAAATTGTACCAACAGACGAACAACAAACAAAAATATTACAACAATTCAGTGAAGTAGGACAAGACCATCAACACTTTATGATGGAAGGTCACTTCATTAAATCAATTGACCCTGTGGGTGATTTTAACATAGGTAGAATTGACGATAAGTTCAGTAGTGTAGATATAGGAAACCCTGGTGATAAAAAGGACGTATTGGGTAAAAATTCCATTATGGACTTTAGTGATGGATTGGGTAGTTACAAAGTTAGATTTAAGTATGTAGTTAGACCAGGTAGACCAGCGATAATTCAATCTACAAGGAACTTCTGTCGTCAGATGATTAACGCAAATAAAATCTACAGATTAGAAGATATAAATAAAATATTAAATGGATTTAAATCAGAATATCCAGGTGTTGGTAATTGGGGTGATACTTTTCTTAGGTTTGGTGGACCCAACTGTAACCACATATTCGTTAAAATTACTTACCAAGAAATTTTTAAGAAAGACAAACCAACAGGAGACTACGCAAACAAAGGTGAACAAACAAGGGAAGACGCAGCGTTAGAGGCGGGTTCAAACCTAAACGCAAAGACCGCAGCAAATCCATCACAACAAACTGTAAGAAGAGCAGGACTTGGAATGTTCGCAAAGGAAGATGTGGTATTGAATGACTACCCTGACGCAGCAGTAGAAAACGCAAAGAGAGTATTAAAGTACTTGGAAGAAAGTGGTAACCCAAATAACTGTCTAACCTTAGTCGGTCGTAATAGGGCAAACCAAATAGCGAACAAAGAAAATCTATCTGAGGAGACAATCAACAGAATGAAGAGTTTCTTATCAAGACACGCAGGTAATGAAAGAACAGGTGGGGCAAGGTCTTATGATGAAGGATGTTCAAACATAGCACTTGACGCGTGGGGTGGATTGGAAATATTACCTTGGGTGGAAAAGAAGTTAAAACAATTTGAAGAATTTAAGTTCGCAGAAGAACAATCAAAACAACAACTATTGGCAGGACCCGTTCTAATTCCTGACAAGATGATATATAGACGAGAACCTGTTTCCAATACAGAATATTATGTGTATTTTTCAAAAGATACAGTTAAGAAACTAGCGTTCAAGTATTTAAGAGATAAGAATATATCAAACGTTAATATAGAACATAATCCAAAAAATTCTCTTGATGATGTAGCACTTGTTGAAAGTTGGATAATAACAGACCCGAAGAATGATAAGTCAAACCAATATGGTTATGAATTACCTGAGGGAACTTGGTTCGGAATTGTTCAAGTTAAGGACAAGGAAATATTCCAAAAGTATGTTGAAAGTGGGGCCGTAAAAGGTTTTAGTTTAGAAGGATACTTTGAACAGAAACTAGTAAAATTCCACGACACCAAATTTGATACAGATACATATATATTATCAGAGATAGAAAATTTATTAAAACAATAATAAAATGACCCCTACACAAAAATTACAACAAATAAAAAATTGGTTATTCGGATTTGAACAAAATCACGCGTTCGCGAGATACAAGGGAGAAGACGATACCGAGTATGAAGTAGATGGTGAAATATCTATGGGTAAAGAACTTTATTCCGTAAACGCAGACGGTACTACTAAATTAGCGGAGGATGGTGACTATACTATTAGTGGTAAAGTCCTAAATGTCGTTAAAGGTATTATTCAAGATGTTATATCAAGTAATAGAGTAATTCAATCCGAAACAATAAACGAGAAAAACAAACAAGAAAGTATGTCAAATGAAGTAAAAATGGTTTCAGACAGTTTACTTGACGGAACAGAAATTTCTATATCTGGTGATGAAATTATCGCAGGTGCTGACCTTCGTATCGTAAAAGATGGTGAAGAGTTGTTACCACCCGCAGGTGAACACAAATTAAAATCAGGTGTAGTAGTGGTTGTAGATGACGCAGGAAAAATTACGGAAGTAAAAGCTGCGGAAGAAGAACCAAAAATTGAAGTTGAAGTTGAGGCAGCAGACGAAAAACCAGCAGAAGACGTTAAAGACACTGGTGTTAAAGGTGTTGAAGAAGTTTTGAAACAAGTAATGGAGGCCGTAGCAGAAATGAAAAAGACTATGGGTGATATGAAAGAGAAACAAGAAAAAATGAAGGAAGACTTTGCGGCGTTCAAAAAAGAACCAGCAGCGGAACCATTAAAAAGAAATTCTGTATCAAACAATTATCAGTTTGGTTCAGGTTCAAACCCACGCGTACAAATGATTGAGGCGTTGAAGGGTAATTTAAAATAAATAAAACAAAATAAAAAACAGAAAAGAAAATGAGTAATTTAAAAAAATACGATTTTAGTTTCAACCTATCAGGTTTACAAGATTATACAGAACAAAAAACTTCTACATTAATCTCAGAAACTATCTTAACAGGTGACTTTGCGCAACAAGTACAAGTTGTACCTAACGTAAAAGGTGTACAAGAATTAAACGTTCTTAGTTCATCATTAACCGCACAGGCGGGTGGTTGTGGTTGGAACCCATTCAGTGGTAACTCAACAACTTACACACAAAAATCAATAACTTCAGTAAAACAACAATACCAAGAAAGTCTTTGTACAGACGACTTAGAAGGATATTGGTACCAAACTTTATTGAAACCAGGTCAATACTATGATAGCCCTAACGATATTCCATTCGCGGAGTACTTAGTAAACTACAAAGTAGAACAAGTAAAAGAGGCAATTGAATTTACATTATTCAACGCAACTTCAGGTTCAACTGGTTTTGATGGTTTCAAGGTGTTAACTTCTTCTTCATACTCAGGTTCTAACGTTACAGTAGTAGCAGCAGCATCTGGTACAACAGCAGCAAACATCGGTGACTCTATTGACTTGATGTTAGCGTCAGGTGAAGATTATTTATTGGCAGCCAAAAATGGTGCTATTTTTATGAGTTGGGCAAACTTCAATCGCTATACTCAATGGTTAAGAAATAAGAACTACTTCTACTTCGCACCAGGAAATGGTCAAGAGGCAATCTTACACCCTGGTTCTATGTTCCAAGTAATTCCTGTACACGGATTGAACGGTTCAAACAGAATTTTCATCGGTAAAAAAGATAACTTCTTCATCGGTACAGACTTAGTATCTGATTACTCACAATTCAAGATGTGGTACTCTATGGACAATCAAGAAGTTCGTATGAAGTGTCAATTCAGAATTGGAGCACAAACAGGTGTTGACCAAATCATTTCTAACAACTTAGCGTAATTAGAAAAATATTAAAGGGGAGTTAATTCTCCCCTTTTTAAAAAACATAAACAAAAAAAAACATAAAAATATACATATATGAGTTGTTCAGTTTCAAGTTCTTATTCCCTTGGGTGTAAGGCAGGCGTGGGAGGCATACGTTCATTATATATCTTCTCAGCACCAATCACAGGAATTACTTACTCTGGTTCAGGTGACACACAAGAAGTTGACGTTATTTCAGGTAGCGGAAACCTTGTTGAGTTTGAATTATATAGAGGTGGTAGTAACTTCACAGAGGCGATGGCCGCAGACCCAGCGAATGGTACGGTAGTTTATACTCAAACAATCACAGCGTTGTTCAGAGATTTTACACCACAATTAAGAAACCAATTCTCTCTTTTAGCGAAGAGTGGAACGGTACAGGCAGTAGTTAGAACCAACAGAGATGAGTACATCTTATTTGGGGCAGACTTTGATGGTGGTGACGCAACAGCAATTAACTTAGCGTCAGGTACAGCGTACACAGACCGCCAGGGTTATGACGTTACACTAACATTTTTACAAGCGAACCCAGCGTCGTTTATTGATGTTACAAATAACGCACTATCAGCAGCGTTAAGTGGTATCACTATTACCGCAGCGTAATAAATAATCAAACACAAATTAGGGGCGGGTAAAATCCGCCCTTTTTTTTAATTAGGATGATATATATACTAAAGGACACAACCAATACAATTGACGTAACTGTGAGTAATGAAACAACATTAACAGGTGCGACATATTTGTTTGAACTAGTTAATTTAGAACGTAAGACCAAAGTTCGTTTTATCCCTGAGAATGTAACTACAAATGATAAAAACAGATTTGATAGTTTTACTTTTTCAACGGTTGATTTGGACCCTGTCAATTTAATTGGTCCTGACTGTAATATACATCTACATATTGGTCCATATACCTACACAGTTTATGACCAATCTAGTCCAACTAACCTTAACCCTACTTTATCAAATGGGGTCGTAGAAACGGGTTTAATATGGGTACAAACTAATCCTAATATATAATGTTAAACTTATTACACAATCAACTTAATTCTTTAGATGTAACGGTAAGTAATGAAAGTGAATTAAACAATCCAACATACCTGTGGGTCTTAACTAATTTGGAAACTAAGGATAAGAAATATTTTATTCCTTATAACGCCACAGTTCCACACGCAGGTAGATTTGATACATTTACATTCACAACATATCCTTTATCACCAGAAGTATTAACAGGTTCAACTTGTAATTTACATTTAGCACAGGGACAATATACCTATACAATATATGACCAAGTTTCACCTACCAATCTAAATCCACTATTATCAAATAATGTGGTTGAGGTGGGTATGGCAAGGATGGAACAAAATGAAATTTGTTTTACAACATACGTTACAGAAAATGACGATGTTGAAATGGTATTATACGAAGACCCATCAGAATTTTTCACATATGTGACGGAGAATGATGAAGTTAAGGCGGTTGTATTTTATAACCCTGACCTTAATTGTTTTGGTCTTAAATGGAATGAGGCGAATGTATATTGGAATAACGCAGACTTTAATTGGGAAAATTCCAATCCAGTTGTAACTTAATGTAAAAAAAACATATATAGTAATATGAGTACTTTATTCGGAAATAATATTTCACAAACCTATCAAGGGTTATTAAAACTTACTGATAGTACATCGGGATTAACATCAACACTCCAAACAGTTGAGTCTGGTGATGGTACAGATAGTCCATTACAAATAAGTCAAACACAGGTAAACATATCTGGTTCACTTACTATAAATGGTAATCCTGTTACAAATGTAAACACAGGTTCTTTTGTAACCACATCATCATTCAACGCCTACACATCATCAATAGACACAAGGATTGATGGGATTGAAGCTAAGACAGGTTCATACGCAACCACAGGTTCAAACACTTTTATCGGTAGTCAAATAATTGAAGGGAATGTTACATTTCCAAGTAATTCTTTTGTATCATCCGATAATGTATCAGGTGCGTTATACATCTCATCATTAAATCAAGGAACATTATATATTAACGCTGATGGTGGTGAGGGTAATGTGAATATTGGTCATAATGGATGGACTGGTAAATTAAACGTAACAGGTTCATTAGGTGTAACTAATATACAAGGTACAGGAAGTTTATTCTTACAACCAAATCAATCTGACGCAAGATTAGTAGAAATATATAACACATCACCAACCGATACACACATCACAGCAAGTGGTGGTCAAATATTCTTAGGTGATGACCAAACATATGTTAAGGTTGATAATTACGGTTCAGTTGAACGTATTGATATTGTGGCAGGTAATGAATTAGTAGTATCATCATCAGTAACAAATCTTACAGGTTCTTTACATCAATCAGGTACATTCTACCCTGACCAAGTTGATTGGATTAATAGTTCAATTCAATTAGGAACAGGTTCATATATATTAACAACAGACGTATCAGGTGTAACACAATATGATACATACCAAAATGTGGCATCAGCGTTACAACCATTTATTAATACAGGTTCATTCAACAGAGATGGATTAATAAATACAGGTTCATTAGGTGGTAGTCAATCAATCACAGGAAGTTTAAATGTTCAGGGTACACTTACCGCAACATCGGCATCAATTACTTATTTAGAAACAGTTTATGAAACTGCGTCAATAATTTATTCAAGTGGTTCAAAC